CAAGAATGGCTTTGTCACGGTGAAATAACATCATCCAAACAATGTAGCCAGCCGTAATTGTTGAAATACCTAACTGGCGACCTTTGTTGATAACATTGAAACGATAGTCGTTAAAGTCGTTTAATAATTGATCCTGATAATCGTAGGTCTTAAACAACATAAGCCCGTGCATCGGGTGAGAGATGCGGGCATAGTTTTTTAGAAAGTAAGAGGGGTCCTTACCGCATTTAACGACTTCTTTGAGTATTTGTTTTTTCGTTAATCTTGGCATTCATCATTCTTGGTCAAACAAGTCAGCAATCTTACGAAGATCATCCGCAGCATCACCAGCGCTTACATATCCAGCGTCGACCATGATTTTCTGTATCTGATCTTTGAGTCTCATGAGGCGACTTTCAGCCAAAAGCTCTTCTTTGATAAGCTGCTCTAGCTTGGTCTTTGTGATTTTCATTTCTTTTCTCCTGAATTTTTGGGTCTCTTGTCGTTCTTTGGGCGAGTGCCGAGACCGCCTTGATCTAAAAACTTTTTCCAATCGGCGGCGAGCCTGTCTTCTGAGGCTTCCCCAACGATATCAACCTTCTCCATGCCACCAATCTTGTAATGCATCTTGGCAGTAACCCAGGAGCGAACACGAGAAGAGTTCTCAACACGAATGTCAATTTCGCCCTCTGGTTTAAGTGAGATGGAGCCACCGCCAACCTTGCGGGCTTCTTTCTTGAGAAACTTTACGATGTCTGCCATACGCTGCTCTATGTCGGATTCAAAGCCATTAGCATACACTTCCTTTAGGCGAACCTCTGACATGTAAGAAAGACACATCATGGGTCCATAGAACTTAACATTGAAGCCGTCCATAACGCGTTTATCAATAAGTGGGTCGCCTTCCTCGCGCTGAAGACCTGCCTTTAGGGCTTCGCCATCTTCAGTTAGTGCGCCATCGTAGGCGTTTGCTGCGGCTTGTGATAGAGCCTGAACGATTTCGTAAGTTGTTGCCATTATAGTATTCCTTTGAAATAAGTAGTTGGTTTTTTAATTAGGTCTCCAACCCTGTTGCCATCTTTCTTCTCTTCCTTCGACCCACTTGATATAGCACTTGTAACAGCAGTCAAACTTTACGAGCGATACGTCGTCACGGGTAGAATGCGAGAAGGCACCACAAACAGGGCAGCCTGTCTTGGATTCTCTATTAAGTAGTTTTCTTGAAACCTTTATCCCATTTACTTCTACTTTATCGTTGGCTTCATCATTTTTCTTTTGTTTCTTGTAGAGATCTCGCATTTGTTCCAGATAAACTTTCTCTTTGTTCTCGTCCCATTCTGCTTTGGGGTTCTGGATTGCTTCTTCTCCATACTTCTTGGCGATGGCTTGCTCTACTTTGACAATGTAGTCTGGGTCTTTGCTCATTTAGCCGCCTGTTGGATGCCGTAGTAAGTAGCGCCGCCAAGGACAACACCACCTGCAAACCAAAGCCACTTGCGATGCGGAGCTTGCTTTTTGATAATTTCCTGTTGTTTTTCGATCACAAGGTCTTTCGACGCCACAATCTCGGCGTGTTGCTGGTCAAGGGTGACTATGCGCGCTTCAAGCAGTTCCTTATCAAGTTTGCATTGAGAGGCTGCTTTATCAAGTTGAAACTCTACTTCAAGATCACACTTCAACTTTGCTTCCTCGTGCTTTGCCAATACTTCTGCGGCGGCTGGCACGCTAAGCAAAACGCCCTCGAATGGGGCGGGTTGGTCTTCTGCGACGACTGTAAAGTCTTCGGCGCTTGCTGTTGAGAGTAAAGCAAGCAACATTAGGCTATTCAACATATCTTAATCCGTAGGTCTCTTCAAAGCGCTGTATAATCAGAGCCTTGTCTTGTTTGAACTCTTTTATTATAACTTCTTTTTCTGCTCTCGTTAAGTCCTTTATCTCGGCTTGTCGTGCTTCGTATTCCAACTCCAACTCTTCTATCTCTATGCGGTAGCGTTCGAGGGCTTCGTCGCGCAAGCGCAACTCTTCGGTGTGGAGGGATTGCAAGGTGCTTATCTGGTCCTTCAAGGACTGCTCGGCAATCTCGTGTGCTTTGATAATGTTGCGCACATCATACTGCGACTTACCAAATACGACAAGAAGGAGAAGGACAAGTCCAATCTCCTTCCAGTGTTTTAAGCAGAATGCTAGGATCTTTTGTTTCACTCAAGTCCTTTGAGTTTTACAATAGCGTCAATTACGGATTGACCACCAAGATATAGACCAGAAATAATAACCCAGTCTGCTGATTCTAGTCCGCCCCACATCATAAGACCGGTGGCAGTAAGCCACACAAGTAGTTTGCGGGAAGTTAGTTTTTGTATGCCTCTGTCGAGTAGTGCTTGCTTTTGTTCTTTACTCATCATTTGGCACCCATGGCTTTAAGTTTCTCGTAAAGGAGACCGACAAGAACTGGTAGAGACATGACGCCAACTAGGGGTGCCAACTTTTCCACCGCGTCAATCATTAGCTGCTGATTGGTTGGATCCATGATGCCTTCAATGCCTTCTTGCATCATGCCATCATCATCATACTGCGAAAGTCTCGCTTCTTCGTAATTGTCAATTAGTCCAATGCATTTTTGAAGAAGGCGTTTGGCTGCTTCACCGCTCCCTGCGAGACTATAAGCCATACTGATTATTTGATTTGTTTGTTTTATTTCTTCTCTGGTGTCAGCATCGACAACGCCTTCGGGCGGTAGTTGATTGCTGTATTCGTCATCCAACATCCAATCATCCATCTCTGACATAATCTCTTCTTTGATTAGAGCGATTAGCTCTGACTTCTTCATTTTCATTTTTTATCCTTTGCGATCTTTGTCGCCGTTGCGTACATTACACTTTCGGCGTCATCGCCATAGCGCTTCTTGAAGTCACCCTTAGACTTCTTCATACCTTTAACTACTTTCTCTTTTTCCTTTTTCTCTGGTTCTGTCAATTTTCTTTCATCTATTTCTTCTTCCATCGCCTCTACTTGGGCGCGGACTTCTTCACCAAACATCTCTTCGACCTCTTCGTTTGTGAGGACTACTTCGAGTTCTTCTTTGATAATCTGCCTTAGTCTGGCTTTTGTAATCTTCATTGTACTCTACTCAATTTAGCCTTAATCACCCCACCTTGGGCGGCTTTGAAATCTTGGATACTTTCGCGAACAGAGGCATCATCTAGCACCCCTTCGTACCAGCCTTCAAATGCTTCAACGATGCCATACTTTCTAATAACAGTCTCATTGATGCCCTCGGCTAGTAATATTTTTCGCAACAGTTCGCCTGCGGGGGTGGAGACTATGGGCGGCACCACCAATTCCTCTACGGGTTCGGGGTCGGGTAGTTCCTCGACCTCTTCTATTTCTGGTAGTTCTTCTTCCGGTTCGCAATCTTCGTGATCGCAACAATCTTCTTCCGGCTCACACTCTTCTTCACAGCACTCTTCTTCTGGTTCGCAATCGTCATGATCGCAACAATCCTCTTCTGGTTCACATTCTTCTTCGCAACAATCTGCGTCAAGTGGTTGTTTTTCCAAGTCTGAAATGCTAACAGGCATTCTTGGGGAGCATCGCATTAGTTTCAATAACCAGCTCCATAGTGTCTTTAAAAAATTCATTTTATTTTCCTTTCTCGATACCATTCATACTTAGTATCGCAATTAGTCCAGGGACATTCTTTCTGACATAAACCCCAGAGAAAAGTGTTTCGCAACGACCGCCGACATAAGCAATTGCAGACTCAAGGTGCTTAGATACGCGGGGGTCAGCAACCATCTCTTCGCTTGCTACGAGAATAAGTGATCCTGCTGCCGCCTTGCCCTTGGGTGGGGGGCAGGCAGAGCGGTTCATACAGTTATGCATGATGGTTGTGCCCAACTTACCGGTGTTGGGATCTTTAATCATCGTAGAGCCGATGAAGGCACGACCATCCTTGCCAAAGCAGGTCTCCAAGTCCTTGGAGTCAAAAGATTGTATGGGGGAATCTTCGGTAGACAACTTGAGTATCTGTGCAAAGATTTTTGAGAACTGAGTGTTGGCTACTGGATACATTCCAAGCATACCGATACGACCGCGCAGGAGGCGCGTAGAGCGCTCGTTATCTACAACGATGTGTGGGTATGGCGTGACATCATTGAGCAGCGACAGGGCGTTACGGGCGATTGTGGGGTTTAGATTCTCTTGTGCTGTTGGCCAAGAGACGATGTAAACAACCTTGCCGCTTGCCTGAACAGATTGTAGGTAGCGCTCAAACACAGGTTGGA